AAACGGTCAAACCAACACTGTTGTAGGTTCTGCCGCTTCAACTTATACTCAATTTGTATCTACTACAGATACAATTGATTGTTTGATTGCTGGAGCAGCCCCTGCTACAGGTAGGTTGCGTGTATATGCTACACTCATTGATTGTAATGAGTCTGGAGCAGAAGCCGCTGCTGCCGCAAGGGACGCATTGGCATAGTAGATTTTGGGGTAGTTCATTAGTTTGGGCTACCCCTTTATCTTAATTTGGATATGATATGGCTACAACATTTCTTACGTTAGTTAATGATACGTTGCGGCGGTTGAATGAAGTGGAGCTTACTTCCACAGATTTTGCAACCGCTTCTGGTTTTAGAGCATTAGTTAAAGACGCCGTAAACTCTTCTTTGCAAGAAATATCCCAAAAAGAATTTGAATTTCCATTTAATCATACAACAGGGTCTTTAACCCTAACAGCAGGTACTACACAATATTCTTTGGCTAGTGATTTAAAAGTTGCAGATTGGGATTCCTTTAGAATTAATTATGACTCAGACAATAACTATTCTGCTAGGGTACTAAAACTTTTAAATTATGACTCTTATATAAATAGATATTTTGAAAGAGATGCAGAGGCTGGTACTGGGGACAGGGATCAGCCCATTTACATATATAGAACATTAGATACCAAGGTAGGTTTTACACCTGTACCTGATGCGGCCTATAGCGTTAGTTATGACTACTTTGCTTATGCTACAGATTTATCTGCTCATTCAGACACCATGACTGTGCCAGATGCATTCAAGCACGTAGTACTAGACGGTGTGCTATACCATTGTTTTATATTTAGAGATAATTCACAACAGGCCGCAATAGCAAAACAAAAGTATGATGAAGGCATAGAAAGGATGCGTACTCTGTTAATAAATAGGTTTGTAGATGTACGGGATACTCGTGTTAATAGACTATTAAATGTTCCTCACGGTAACGTCTAATGGTGGATGCGTTAAGGGATACCACGGTAAGTTGTCGTGGAGGATTATTTACAAACGAGGATGCACTAACTTTAGGTAGTTCTTTTCCAGGTTCTGCACTTCGTATGTTAAATATGGAAATATCTCAGTTTGGTGGATATAGAAGAATTAGTGGATATGCTTCATATGACTCTAGTTACGGCACAGTTACAGGTATAGGTCAAGTACTTGGATTATTTATTCTAGATGGTACTCCATACGCTGTTAGACGTAATGATGGAGATTATACAGGTACATTAGGAACTAATCCTTTTACTACTAGTAGTGGCAGTGCAACTATAACCGTAGCTCATACTAGTCACGGTTTAGCAGTAAGCGACAGAGTTATATTCTCAGGTTCAGATGCTGTAAACGGCATAACGCCAAACGGTGTAGAAATGACAGTTGCTTCTGTTGTTGATGTTAATAGTTACACAGTTGCATTTACATCTAACGCTAGTGGTTCAGGCAGTGGTGGCGGTAGCTCAGTAACATTTAAATACTTTGACGTATCTGCTGCTAAAGCGCATTCTTTAGGTGCAAACCCAATTACAACTGTTAATGAAAGTGCTACCATAACTGTTGCTCACACTGCACATGGTTTGTCCGTAGGTAACTTCGTTACTTTATCTGGTATATCATCAGTTGGAGGTATAGCACCAAATAGTGTAGAGATGAAAGTTGTAACAGTACCAAATGCAAACTCTTACACCCTTACATTTACTTCTGCCGCATCAAGTGGGGCTACGGGTGGTGGCAGTTCTGTAACAGCAAAATACAGTCAATACTATACAATATGGAAATATACTACAGGAGGTTGGACAAGGGTACATTCTTTTAGGCCATCTATAGGGGTATCTAAAGTACGACATTCTTTTAACGCTTTAGGAAGTAGCGTAAGTGTTATATTAACAGATGGAGTTAATCTTCCTTGTAAAATAACAGGATCTACTTTTTCTATACATACAGCATCAAGTGATCCGGATGATCCTGAAGGTGCAAAAGTATCTGCATTATTTGATGGAAGAGTATTTTATGCAGGGTTTCCTACAGGCGCAGGTGCAGGTGGGCCAAGTTATGTTCTCTTTACAACGGCAGGAGATGATGATGATTTTGGGGGAAGTGCAGATGTAAGGGATATGGGCTTTAGTGTTGTAGGGATTGCTCCCTTTAGAGACTCGTTGTTTGTATTTGGCGAAAGAGAAATAAAAAAAATAGTACCTGATGCCACAACCACCTACGCTATTCAAGACGTAACTAGTAACGTAGGGTGTATAGCTACAGACAGTATAATGGAAATAGGAGGAGATATATTATTTTTAGCGTCAGACGGTATTCGTCCTATTCAAGGTACGGCAAGAATTGGTGACGTAGAACTCCAAACTATATCTAAACCAATACAACAACTACTACAAGGACTACCTAGTAGTCACGACTTAGATAATATGTGTTCTGTTGTCATACACAATAAGTCTCAATTTAGGTATTTCTTTCCCTCTACTAGTACAGCGGCAGCAGACACTGAGGGAATAATAGGAGGTCTTAGGTTTGCAGATAGAAGAGTTGGATGGGAATTTGGTCAATTACTGGGTATACGTGCCTTTGTAGCTACAAGCGGATTAATTGATAAAGTAGAAACTATATTACATGGAGATGCAAGTGGTGAAGTATTTAAACAGGAAAGTGGAAACACTTTTAATACTGCTGATGTTGTCTCGGTATATGCATCCCCTTTCTTATATTTTGATTCTACCGAAAAACGTAAAATATTTCAACACATTTCATTATTTACCAGACCAGAAGGCTCATCAACAATTAACTTGGGTATAGCATATGATTGGGATGATCCTAATGTCCCAGATCCAAGTACATACTCATTAACAACAGCAGGGGCATTAGCAAGATATACAACATCAGGAACAACATATGACTCTACTTTTACGTTTGATGGTTCTTCTAGCCCCATATTAGAATCAAACATACAAGGATCAGGTAGGGCTATATCCTTGGTTATAACATCAACAGGAACCCAAGCTCCCTATAGTGTTAGTGGGTTTTCTATAACTTATCAAGATGCGGGATACAGATAATGGCAGGATACACTAGGCAATCAGCAGCGCAAATAGTTAGTGGTGAGGTAGTTTCTGCTTCTCCTATTAACTCAGAATTTAACCAAGTACTAGCAGCCTTCAACAACTCTACAGGTCACTCACATGACGGTACGGCAGCAGAAGGCCCACCCATAGATCGTATAGCAGATGCAGACCAGAAGAATGCTGTACTGATAGATACTACTAATAATCACATAGAATTTTATACGGAAGTTAGCTCCGCTGCTACGCAACAAATGCGTATACAAGACGGTGCTGTAGTTCCAATAACTAACAATGACATAGATCTAGGTACTACATCATTAAAGTTTAAAGACATACACTCAGCAGGTACAACTAGAATGGAAAATGCCACTGTTGCTGGTACATTAACTGCTACAGGTGCATTTACAGGGTCTAGTACATTACAGGGAACTACAATAACTGCTACAACTGCATTTGTTCCTGATGCTTCTGATGGTGCTGCGTTAGGTACTTCATCATTAGAATTTAGTGATTTGTTCCTTGCTGACGGTGCAGTAATTAATTTAGGTGATGATCAGGATGTTACATTAACTCATGTAGAAGATACTGGTGTACTATTAAATAGTACTAATCAACTACAATTTGGAGACAGTGGTACTTACATACATCAATCTGCTGATGGCGTACTGGATCTTGTATCGGACAGTGAAGTAGAAATAAACGGTACTACAATAGATATAAACGGTGCTGTAGATATGAGCAGTACGTTAGGTGTTACTGGTAAGATTACTGCTGATGCTGGTATTGATATAGATAATTTTAATATTGATGGTACAACTATAGCATTATCCTCTGGTGATATGACATTAGATGGTGCAGGGGATATTTTACTTGATGCAGCAGGTGAAGAAGTTATATTTAAAGATGGAAGTACTAATGTTGGTCATGTTAGTATGGACAGCGATAACCTGACAATTAAATCACTTGTAAGTGATAAAGATATAATCTTTCAAGGTAACGACGGTGGATCAGGTATTACTGCATTAACATTGGATATGTCAGGTGCAGGTGCAGCTACATTTAACTCTTCCGTTACTGCTACTGCACTTAGCGTAGGTGACGGTAATATAACTAACGTAGGC